CATAAATATAGACAATCATGTCACAAACCATTACGTTCGGAGAACTCACATATGAGTTCTCGGAGACTACACCACTAGTCGGAGGGGTAACTAACAATAGGCCCTTTGATTATCCAACTGGTGTACGATACAAAAACATCAAACCTACTGTGAATATCACGCGGGCTGTGGAACCTCCACGCACTTTTAACCCAATCAAAGGTGCGCAGGTGGAGGGTGTCCCCACCCTGGTTGTAGCACAGAGCGAGGGCGCTACTCTCCATGCTTTAAAGAAACGATGTGATCATTTGCCAAACAAAGACGTCGGTGCCCCCTTTCTTAGGGGCCACGAACTGCTCATGCGGAAGGTCCATGAGCGGGAGACAATTCGACTTGATAGGGAGGCAATTGATGCTTATCTCGATGAGATGAGCGGGCAAAAGCGGGAGAGGTTGCAAGCGTGCCTGGACTCTATGGACTTCACGCTACCAGGGTACACGGACAAGACCGTGTTTGCGAAATCGGAGGTGTTATTGAAAACGGATGGATCCCAACCACGCGTCGTCTACCAAGGAGGCGACATGTACAATCTTGTAATGGGGTCCGTCGTGTACTATTTGTCTCGTCGTATTGCCGAAGAGCTCAATCGCAGAAATCCCAAGAACAAAGGGAATGAAGTCATATACTGCGTTGGCATGACGGCAGACGAGATAGCTGAAGTAGTCCATCATACACCAGGCAATGTCTTCGAGAACGATTTCAAGAACAACGACGGAACACAACCCGCCGGTGTTAGGAAACATGAAGCCATGTTTTATTACAAACTTGGCGCGCCAAAGTGGTTCGTTCGGGAATTCGCAAGTAACACTAGTGTGAGGGTATTCACACGTTATGGTGTTAAGGGTACAGTGAAGGGACAGCGTTGGAGTGGTGAGGTTACAACCACCACTGGCAACGGGTATGTTAATGCATGCACTTCACTGGCGGCATTGGAAATTGCGGGTATCACGGAGAGCACAACTTTGGTGTACGGGGATGATGGATTAACGTACACCTCACAGGATAGAACACCGTTGAAGAAGGCGTTCGATGAGGTGGCAGAAAGTTCGGGTATGAAGACGGAAGGAGTGGTCGTTGACCGCAGAGAAGCAGCTACGTTCTTGCGCAAGCGCTTCGTACCCAGCTTTACGCGTACTTTCCCTGTACCATCCTTTGGCCGTGTGGTGGCCAAATTGCCTGTCCGGGCCAACAACAACCGGGCAGTCGACGACGACAAGTACATGGCCGGCAAGCTTTTGTCGGCTGCGTATGAACATCGCCACATATCCAGGGTACGAGAACTCTTACTAACAACGGCCGAACAATTATCTGCCGAGCCATTCCTTGACTTTAGGAATCAGGCTTGTGCGTATAAATTCACTGCAGCCGAATTGAAGGAGATGACGGTCAATGCGAACACAATTGACAGTGACTGTTTCCATAGCTTTCTTCGAAAAGTTTATGGTATCAACGAGGACCAGCTTCTTGAATGCTACACTTCGGTGTGTGACGGCATTCTCGGCTTTTCGCGAGTCAATACAAAACGGACATCTGACAAAGGTAAAGGCGCCCCACTTGCACCAAAAATACCGCGAGCATTGTGGGACACCGCATTTGAGGCCATCGTCTCTGTAGACGTTGCGCTGTAGTAGGGTTGTGGCTAGTCCATGGAGGTTTCGGTTGTTTCCTCCATGTAAAATAATAAAAATACTCATCAACCTGTC